GTGTAGTAGAGTCATAAGGTATACACATATAACAATCAAGGTTACATTTGTTACCAAATGCCTTTACTTGTATCTCAAATATTCTGTCCTGAAACACACCTTTGTTTCTTCTTTTAAAATACTCTACCGCATTTCTTATACCAGGCCATATTGCGTGATCGTTTGTTTGTATTTTAAGAGAAGCTTGTCGCCTTGATCTGCCATAATTTTTTTCCTGAAACATACATTGTTTACACCATTTTTTTGCAAGTTCTAATTTAGAACCTGGTGTAGTCATCTCTTTACGTAAATCATTTAAATTTTTATTATCTTCAAAGTATCTACGAATAGGTACGTCTTTTATGTTAGGATTAAAACCTTCAGCAGCCCATGAGCATGGTGCGTATTCACCTCTAGTTGTTGTATAGACCATTGTGAAAGGAGCACTACAAAACCATATGTCGTTATTTCTAATTTGATCTTCTAGTATATCAACTTTTTTAAACCATTGACTCATGTCAACTTTACCACCACCAAGGTACTTGTCACCAGGACCACCTTTGGTCATCAATTTGTTTAGATGTGGATTCCTATCTCTAGGTCTTATAAGAACGGTCATAATATAATTTATAATAAAATTAAGTAGTTGTTTCTAGTGTGCCACTCCCACTAACACTTGCAAACTCATAAATTTTGTATTGAAATGTAACACTTGCTGTTAAGTAGTTTACATCTGTTGCTTGTTGATTGTAATCTAAACCAGATAATGAAATAGGGTAAATATCTCTAAATCTAACTTCTAAATTAGAATTGTTTTTACTTGTTAATATAAACAATGTGGCGTCTGAATATAAACCACCATCATCTGAAGTTTGTTTTGCTACATCACCTATTTCTTTGTTTAAGTCTTCTCTTGTTGTAGTAGGATATCTGTCTGTACCTGCAGCCTGTAATGATCTAAATTGAGAATGATCTTTAGGAAATCCTAGACCAGTTAACCAACCATGTATTTCTCTATAGTTTTCTAAATTTTCATCTACTAAAAATTGTAAGTTAAGTGTATCGTAATCTAGTTTATCACCAGGAATAGGTACATCTTTTAAAGGCGTAGGTTGTGTAGTAGTACCTAATGATACACCAGGTACGTTTGCTGTAGTTACAAAAAATTCTACTTTAGGAAGTTTAATTATAGTAAATTTAAACTTTGTAGGTTCTGCGTAATCAAACTTTGTAGGTTGTCTTGTGTATGAGTTTGTAATAGTCATACAGCTATTTATATGAAAATTACTTAGGTTTAGGCAGAGGTATTATTGTCTTTTCGTCTACCTCTTCCCATTCTTTAGTTTGGGCTTCAGTTTTTAACTTCTTTTCGTTTTCTGTAAGTACAGATTGTGATTGCTCTGCTTCATCTAATCGTTGTTCTATTTTTTCTAATGCGTTAGGTTTTTGTAAGTAATTAAGACCTAGTGAAAGTAGTAAAAAGAAACCACCAATTAGTACTATACCTGCAATTGCTCTAGTTATCGTATTCATTATTGTTGATTTAGGCTCTTTGTAAATTGTTATTCTTTCAGTATAAAACATAATCTACTTTTATTTATGTCAAAAAAAAGGGCGCCGAAGCGCCCTTTTCTAATTTGTTTCTCAACAAATATTACATGATGTTCGTAACTTGAACACGTCTGTAGTATCTGTTAGCGTTGATATTACCAACACCGTCAGCAGTAATGTTGCCAGAAGCACTCGCACCAGCGAATGGGTTAGCTACCATACCGTATCGTGTTTTGAAACCGATTTTCGGTTGGAAGTTGTCCTGACCTACTGCTCTAACCATTTGTAGAGGTACATATGGGCAGTAGAATAACCCTGCGTCATATGGAGAAGTTCCTTTGTAACCAACAACGTAGTATTGTTTAGTAGGTGACGCATTGCTTGCCATGTTAGCAGCATATGGGTCAATGTAAACTTTATACTTACCATTTAATACACCAGCAAAAGTATTACCTGTGTCGTCAATGTTTAAGTTGTTGTTTAATGCAGGAGTGTAATCCAAAACACCCGCCATTTGTAATGCAGAGGCAACATCTGAAGAACAGATAATCATGTTACCTTTTCCTCTTCTGGTTCTCTGAGCGATTGTGTTTGCATCTCTCTCTAATTGGAACATAAGACCTTTGAATCTCTCAACAGACCATCTACCATTAGAGTCTGTGTCAAGGTCAAATATACCAGCAGTTGTTGTGTTAATTGCAGCATGTGAGTTGTCATTATCAGCAGCACCTACTTCAGCAGTTCTGTAAACCGTTCTTACAACTTCTCTATTGATCTCAGCTAAGATTTCAGCAGATAAGATGTTTGATAATTCAGTTTCAGCGTCTAAGCCGTGAATTGCTTTAAGGTCCTGTGCTAATTCCATAGTGTACTCAGCCTTTAATGCTCTGCTTTTCGCAGTAACCGTAGATTTCTCAATTGAGAAAGCCATTTCAGCAAATGAGTTACCAGCGGCATCTCCAAGTGCTTCTGCGTATGCAGTTGTCATACCAGTACCAGTTGTGTAACCAGTAGAAGTACCGATTGAGTCATTAAGTACAGCTGGGTTTTCACCAGTTTGTGCTACAGCGGAAGCCCCTGACACAGAAGAACCAGCTTTGTTTCTTCCAGAAAAGTCAGTATCAGCTTCGTCAAAAAGAGCTTCACCACCACTTTGAGAAGTATATCTGCTTCTCATAGCGAAAATCAAACCTGTTGGGCCTGACATAGGTTGAACGCCTGCAATATCGTAAGCGATAAGGTTAGGCATTGCTCTTCTTACTAAGCTAATTAAAATAGGATTCCAATTTTGTATAGATGAACCAGTTGCGTTAGTTGGCGCAGCTTCTGATAAGAAAGCAGCGTCTTCTTTAAGCGACTTTTCTTGGTTCTCTAATACCATAGAAGTAACGGCTCTTTTGTAACTATCCTTAACTTCGGGAAGATCAGGATGATCCAAAACGGGCTGCCACTTTGATTGTATTGATTCAGATAAAAACATTTTTCTATCTCTCCTTCTTTTAGTTAATTAACTAATCCCTACTTTAAATAAGGATTTTTCTTTGATTTACTAATTGCAGCTGTGTATGCAGCCATTGACTCCGATAAATCGGCGCCAGCATTTTGTTCAGCTACTTCATTAGATTCAGTTTCACTCGCTTTTGCTTTAGGGAAGTAAGAATTTTTTAATGTTTCTACACTTGTTCTAAAACTTTCAGCGTCTTTATATTCAATACTTTCTGCTAAACCTTTAAGTTTTTCAGATTCAGTTTCAGCAAGATCAGAAGATACATCATTGATAATATCTTGTCTTACGTGTTGACCGATTGCCTGATTTAACTCAACGTTTTTCTCAATAGTTTGGTTAACTTCTTCTTTTAACTTCTCTATCTCAGCAGTTTGAGCCTCAATTACATCATACTTCTCTTGTGGAACGTTAATGTAGTGAGATTCAAATAAAGATTTAAGACCACCGATAAAGTCTTCAGTAATCTCAGCTCTTAAACCTTTCTCTATTGCCAATTCGTTTTCTTTCATCCACTCCTCGACAACATAGTTTAGATATGCGTCAACTTTTTCTACGATTTCAGATTTAGTTTCTTCAACTTTTTCTGCAACCTTAGATTCGTATTCGCCTTCTAATTTCTCAATTTCTTCAACGAGTTTTGCTTTAACAGCAGCTTCAAATATAGTAGAAGCTTTTTGCTTAAATTCTTCAGATAAGTCTTCACCATCTGTAAGAGCAGCAACATCTTCTTTCATGTCCATATCTTTAACTTTGTCTTTAGCAGTCATTTCTTTTTTAGCTTCTTTTTCTTTATCAGCTACTTCAGAAACTTCTTTTTTCTTCTCGTCTTCTTTATCAGCCACTTCTTTCATATCTTCTTTATCTTTAGAAGCTTTCATCATCTCGTCTTTCTTCATTTCTTTTTCTTTATCAGCGACTTCTTTCATGTCTTTCTTTTCTTTGTCAGACATTTCTTTTTTCATTTCTTTTTCTTTGTCAGCGACTTCCTTAACATCTTTTTTCTCTTTGTCGGCTTCTTCTTCTTTACCGTTTTTCTTGTCAAGGTATTTTTTAAGACCAGCAGGCATTTCACCTTCCTTCATATCTTCTTTATCTTTAGAAGCTTTCATCATTTC